AGCCGCGCCATGTTCATCGCTTCAGGGTCATGGCTGAGCACTTCCATACCGAAGTAGCGCTCGACCGGCTGCTCTGAGCTGAAGGTGAACTCAACGATCTCAGGATCATCAGCTGCACGCGCAACCTCGGCCACCACTGCAGAGCGGTAGAGCGGTTGCTGGTTTAGCTCGCGGAGTTCCACTTCCTGACCCTCTGTTCTTGCCTTCATGTTATCGGTAGCCGGCTCAAAGATAATTGGCTCGAAATCATGGTCAGACAGCCAGGCCCTGGCCTGGTCTGCGGTGAAGCGTGCAGCATCAAAGCGGATGGCTTGGATCTCGGCCGGTTCATCACCAGCAAAACCGTAGATGAAGTCAATACCAGCGCCACCTGCGTCAGTCTCGCGGGTGAAGCGATCGAAGCGGTCTGGATCTATTAGGCGTGCAGCATGTTCATTCGGATAGGGGCGTGATTCGGTTGCGTAATTGCCTGCTGTTCGTTCTTGTGCAGCCTTAATCGCGCTTGCTTTTGCGTTGCTCCAGCGTTGGCCCGGATCGCCGCCCCATGCCGCCCATGCCACGCGGCCAGCTGATGGATAGCCGTCTTCGCCGGGGCTGAAGCCCTCACCCTGCTTGTCCACTTCATGCCGGGCAAACCATGCCGCCATGGTGATCACGGTGTCGGGGCTGAGCTCATCACCGGAGAGGATCTGGCTAGCCCTGCGTGCGGCCACCTCCGTGCCGCCGGCCTCACCGTCAGCCTTCCACGCGCGGTAGCGCCGAGCTTCCTCCCTCATGCCCTCGGTTGGCATCAGGTTGATCTCGGTTCCGTTGACGTTGGCCATCAGACTGCAGGCTCTGGATCAGTAGCTGGCTCTTCTGGTGTGGCGTTGACTGCGCCGGCCAGCTGGTCATCGGCTGGGTTGGTGTCGAACTGCAGGCCCAGCTGCTCAGCGCGATCCACCTCCGCAGCGCGTGCGGTGAGCAGATCCTCGATGTCGCCGCCACCTTCGGCCACCACCTCGGCCTGTGTTTTGAAGCCAGCCCTAACGGCCTTGGTGTAGGCCTCTACTTCTTTATTTGGGTCAACCCATGCCCAGCCGCGGGGATACCAGCGCACGGCCTCATACCGCTCTGGCATCGCGTCATAACCGGGCAGGTTGAGCTGGCCCACGCCTGCGGCCGCGGCCAGCCACCGGTCAAACACCGGCTGCAGCAGGTGCTCGATCATGTAGTCCTGAAGCATCCGCCAGTGCTCGCGGTCTTCCAGCAGGCTCAGCCGGCTGCTGCTGTAGTTGGACTGGCTGAAGTCGCGGCTGATCGTCTCGAAGCTGCAGCCGATGGCCGCGGCCACACCGCGGAGCATGGCCCGCAGGAACGGCTCAAACTGGCCATCGGGGGCATCCAGCTGCGGGATGCTGACGGTCTCGCCCGGTGCCAGGTACTTGAAGACGCCTGGCTCAAAACGTGTCACCTGATCGCCGTCTTCTACGTCGTCACCGTTGAGCTCACCTTCGGGCGATTGGATGAAGCCCATCAGGGAGCTGTTGGCACGGGCCCGCACCACCTCGGCCTCCTCGTAGCCGGAAAGATGATGCAGGCGCTTGACGGCGCTTGATGCCCATGGCACGCCGCGCGTCTGACCGGGGCGCTCGGTGACAAACAAATGGATGATCTGATCGGCTGGCACCTCCGTGACGCGATAGCCGATGCCATTAGTCAGATCGCCCGGGTGCCGATCGCGGAAGGCATAGCTGATCGGTCTGCCCCACCGGTTGACGCGCACGCCCATGCGCCACTCATTGCCCTGCTCATCAGGGCCGCTGGTCTTGCCTTCATCGCAGTAATCGGCCTCGATCACCTCAAGGGCCAAGGGCACACGACTACGCCCGAATGGTTCATCAACGATGCGGATGAACACCTCACCGGATTCGGCCATGGCCTCCACAGCCAGCCGCAGGATCTCTGGCAGGCTGAGCTTGCCAGCGACGTGGCAGCGATCGGCGTGGCCCCATGCAGTCCAGCCTGATTCGACTTGCCGGTTCAGTGGCTCGTTCAGCCGGCCGCCGCGCTGCATCATCACGCGCGACTGCATCCTGATGCCGCGGCCAATGACGTTGGCACCGATCGCGCGGATCGCCTGCCGCACGTAGGGCGAATCACGGCGCAGCTGCCGTGAGCGATCGCGCAGCTTGACGATGCTGCCGTCGATCTCAGTGTCGGCGCTGGTGCTGCTCGTGACCCATCCATGGGTCAGGCGGTTGACCATGGCGCCCTCATAGGCGCGACGTGGCAGGCGCGTCTTAGTAGTTGGCTGTTCAGGTGCTGCTGGGGGGTTGGTGCGCTTTGCCATCAGCCGAACCTCACGAACATGTTCTTCGGATCACCGAGGCCCTGAGCTGCTTTTTCAGCAGCACGCTCACGGGCGACAATCGCCTTAAGCTGCGCTTCACGTTGCATCAGCTGGCCGAGCTCAAGCTGGGTGAATGAACGGCTGCCGATGCTGTATTGCTTAGATCGACCGCTGATGATGGCGCGGATGGCAGCTTGCACCGCGTCGAGATCTTGTTCGGCTTGGCTGCGGCCATCGAATGCGGCTGGTGTGCCGCTGTAGGCCAACGACGCAAGCACTGTGGTTGTGCCGCTGCCGGTGATCACCACGTCATCGCCTGACCTGATCTTGCGCTGCCAGTACCAGGTGCCGGCATCCCATGCGCCGGTTACTGCAGCAGACAAGGCCACATTCCAGCCACCGTCAGATCGTGCGGTGCCGGTGATAGTGGCGCCTTCGCCTGCGGTGTTGGTGCGGAAGCTGATCGTCAGCGTCCACGATGCCGACGTGGCAGGGTTGCCGGCCGGATCAGTCCCGGCTGGCTCGATCCACTGCAGCGTGCTGCCGGCGGTGATCTCAGCGGGAACAGTCACGGCAATACCTCCTCAACCAAGGTTAGCCACGGGTTTACCAGCCACTGACGAAGTTAGGGCCGGATTGCGTTGATCTACGGCGCCTTGCTGGCTTCTTCTCAGCCGGTGCTGATCGTTGTTGCGCGGCTGCGGCCTCGAGCTGATCCCACATCGTCGCGCGGTTGTAGCGGCGCTTCACCAGCTCCAATGCAGCAAGTGCATAAACGCACAGGTCGAGCGGTTCGTTCCGGGCACCGGATGGCTTCTCCCAGCTCAACACCTGGAAGCCCTTCACGGTCTTGGGCACCAACCGCTCACAGGTCAGGCCCTGCAGGTAGTCCTCAGTCACGTCCTCGCCGAAGTGGATGGAGCCGGGCCCGGTGCCGTCCTTCTTCAGGCGGGCGTAGATCGTGCGCTTCAGCGTGTCGCCGCCGACCATGTAAAGCTTCAGGCCGCCTTTGATGACGCGGCCGCGCCAGTTGACATCCACCTTGCTGCCCTTGCCCAAGGCCGGCGCCGCCTTGGTGCTGCTGCCCTTGATCGCCATTACACCCTCTGCCGCCCTGGCGCGGCAGAACTCATAGGCCTCTTGGGTGAAGTGGCCGCCGGTGTCTACAGCGCAGTGCCGCACCTGCAGGGTGCCGCCGCCCTGCCGCGGGAACTGCGTCTTGCGGATGCTGTCGATCTGCTCCCACACCTCCTCATAGGCAGGGCTGCCCTCCACCTTCTGATGCCAGATGCGCCACATCTCCTCCCCGCGGCCGAAGCCCCAGACGGTGGTTTCTAGCCAGGTGTCCTGCACGTCCACAGCCATCAGCAGGATCACGACGCCCTCAGGGCAGGCGCCGCTGCTGTAGCCATCGCGCTGCGCACGGGCGATCAGGCCATCAGCGTTGATTGCGGCCACGGCCTCATCCTCCCATGCTTCGGCGGCCCGCTTGTTCACCCAGCCCTTGAGCAGCAGCGGGTCGGTCTTGGCGCGGAGAAACTCATCACGAATCTGTGCCCAGCTCGTCCAGCCAGCCGGTGCGTACCAGCCGGGCAGGTGGAAGCCGGCGGTGATGCCATCGCCCTTGGCCGTTGGCTGCCACTGGGCGCCAGTGAGCATCGTGGTCTTGTGGCGCTCAGTGACGCGCTCACCGCAGGCTGGGCACTGCGCGAACACCTCACCATCGGGCGTGTCCCACTTCATGTGCTCACGCCAGCGCAGCACCTCCAGCGATCCACAGCAGGGCATCAGCATGGCTAGCTGCCGGCGATCGCTGCGATCCTCGAACTCGCTGGTGATGCGACACATGCCGCGGGTGCCTGGTGTACTGGTGATCAGCACCTTGCCCATGGGGAATGTGCTGGTTCTGGCCTCGGCGTTCTCGAGCGGGTCGCCCTTGTCGTCGGCCTCGAGCGGGTAGGAGCTCACTTCATCAGCCAGCAGATAGGCCGCCGGCATGGACTGCAGACCGCTGCCACTGTTGGCGCCGGTCAGCACGAACAGGCCACCACGGAACTCCTTGAGGAACATGGTGTTGCCGCTATCGCGTGCGCGAGGCGGTGCGATCAGCTCAGACAACGCTGGCGTTTCGCGCAGTAGCGGCTCGAGGCGTTGCCGGTTGAGGCGCTTGGCCATGTCCAGGGTCGGCTGCACCAGCAGCGTGGGCGCCGGCCACAGGTGGATGATTGCCCCAAGCCAATTGAGCACCACCTCCGTCTTGCCAAGCTGGCTGCCAAACATCAGCACCACTCGGCGGTATGGGCTGGTGGGGCTCAGGCACTCCATGGGCTCGCGCAGG